ATCATACCACGTCCGATGCACAATTATAGACTTAATTATCAACGCATGTTTCTAAAGCATGTGGCGACGTATAAGTATACAAATGGTTCATCGGAGTATGCAGATGGGGACGCGTTAAGTATGACGATTCAAGGAGCAATCTTTAAACCGGCATACGATTGGAACCCACTTAAGAACCAGGCCATCAGCAAATTGAACGATCAAGTTCGCGGAGATTTAGATATCTCCACGGACCTCGCCGAAATGCATCAGGTCAAACGGATGCTAAGTGCTACCAATCGAGTTGATCAATACACCAGACTGTTTTTACAACGGTTCACGAAGCTCAAATTTGCAGCCGAACACTGGCTTGAGTATACTTATGGTCTTAGACCATTACTCAATACGGTGTACGGTGTCGCAGATGAGATGATTCGTGTGGTGCTTAATCAAACTCAATCTTTCCGAGTGCGATCTAGCTCGATTTATCGTCCTGACAAATGTTCCGTCAACACCATATTCGGTATGGTTGACTTTCCTGTCATTGATTCCAAAATTAAGGTCTCAGTGACGATTGGGTGTCAACTACGTACCGACAGGTGGGAGGCGGACAGATGGAGTTCTTTAAATCCTGTTAGTATCGCGTGGGAACTTCTCCCCTATTCTTTCGTCGCAGACTGGTTTCTTAACATTGGAGGTTACCTCCGTGATATGGAAACTTATCTTACACGAGGGGATACTTGGCGGTCAGGTTACCTGACTACCTTGGTCCGGGGTTATGCAAGGTACGAATTGTATGACAAAGGCGTAGGTCCAGGTGAAATATACCACGAATCACATTGGTTCGGAAATATAGATAATCTGGATATACAACGAAGCATACTTACGTCCTACCCATCACCGACGCCGCCTTCCTTTGGCGTTAACATGAGATCGTCTAGGCTATTGAGTGCTGCCTCGCTTCTAGCGGGCACGCTCTCTGGCTTCCATTCCCCCAAGCCTCGTGGCTTGGGACAACTTGATTCTCGCTTTTGGCGAGGGTTGGACCGGAAGAGAAAACCCGGAAAGGATTTTCTCGACCTTTAACCTAGGAGGGCCTTGATGGCTTCCAATATCGTCCTAGCGGACGCACTGGCGACCCCAGTAAATCACACCTTCATTCCGATCGGCCGGGACAAGAATTCCGTCTACTGGTTCGAAGATCAATCTCAGGCCAATGCAATTGGCTTCTGGAAGATCTCCGTCGAGCTGACGAAACCGCCTGTTCCCGTGGCAAAACAGAGTTCGGAAGGGCGCACGTTGCGCTGCAAGATTGGGCTCCATGAGCCGATTCTCGAGACCGTGTCAAACAACACGGTCTCGGGTATCGCTCCGGCGCCAACGATCTCGTACGTGCCTCGCGTCTTTACCGAATTCGTCATGCCCGAGCGTGCCAGTCAGCAGAACCGCAAAGACTTGCGGAAGATGATGGCCAGCCTTCTTGGCGAAACGCAGGTAACTGCGTGCGTCGAGAATCTGACCTACATCCAGTAAGCCCCTTTAAGAGGGACCTACATGACTGACGTGCAACATCTCGAAGATGTCGAAGTTTCAGCGATGGAACTTTTGCACAGGCATCTCGCACCGAGCGTTAAGACCAATTCGGTAGTTGACTACGTCAACACTGAGTTGAATCCTAACGTGTATAGTTCTGCAGAAGCCTTTATCAGGGACTACGCCTATGTCGCCTTTCTACGAAAGTGGAAAGGTTTCAAAGACAAAGACATAAATCCCGAATGGAGTGCTTTTGCTACTTGGACGAAATCCGAGAAGCAATGCTTTTCAACAAATCGTAGACTTGAACTTGAGACCTCGACGGGTTCCTATTCCGTCGCGCCGTCCGCTATAGTTGCGGCTCAGCGTAAAATATCTCAAATCCTCGGTCATGTAGATGTTGATCAGATAGCTGAACTATGCCGGTTCGGTAATGGTGCTACTTATGACTTGCGTCGTGGTAGTACACATGCCGACAAATCCCGCAGACCATCCATCACCTTCGATGCGATACCCATGGCCTGTCATGTCCTTAAGGGAGATGACTACCTTGGCTCGCTCGTCGGTCCCCTCTGCGATCTTAAGATCGTGGAGGCAAACCGTATGGTGATGGTTCCCAAGACCGTGAAGACTCATCGTCCTATAGCGGCAGAACCTACCCTGAATAGTTATATTCAGCAAGGCATCGGCCGTTATATTAGGATGAGACTTCTGCGGTTTGGCGTTAACCTGGATGACCAGACGATCAACCAGGACTACGCTCGTTTTGCTCAGGAATGGGGTTTTTCCACCATAGACTTGAGCTCGGCGAGCGACACGCTTTGCACCAACCTTGTTAAACTTCTCTTGCCACGAGAGTGGTTCGAGATGCTTGACTCGGTACGTTGTAGATACACTGAGTATAAGGGGC